TTATACTCCTGTAAAAGAAAAATACTTAGAAAGTTTCGGAGCACACGGTCCTAAAGTTTGGTACTCAAATGAATATATTACATATATTGACGGTGGAGAAGTTGATTTTGAATATTCATTAACCTCGCCAGTTTTAATGGATACACATACACCGCACGATATCGTAAACAACACAAACGATTATAGATTAATTTGGAGTTGGACATATGAAGGTTCGTTTGAAGAGGCATTACAGGACTTTAAAAATGGCATTTAATCAATATCCAGTTAATAAACAATTAAACGATTATGAAGTAAATATACCGACATTTTGGAATGATATTTACTCAAACGGCAATCCTGCCTGGGGGAAAACACCGGCTACAGTGTTAAACACGTTTATTGAGCATATTGATGGAAAGACTGTACTAGATTTAGGTTGCGGCGAAGGAAGAAATTCTTTATTTTTATCTAATATGGGATTTAAGGTAACAGGTATTGATATTTCGTCAAAAGCAATTGAGCTTGCAAAAAAACAAAAGAGTACAGCTACATTCTTATGTATGAATCTAGTTGACGACCCCTGGCCAGACGAGAAATATGATATTATTTTAGATTTTGGATTATTTCATTTTATACCATACGAATACAGACAAGACTACGTAAGCAACATTAAAAAACACTTAACGCAAAATGGTATTTACTGTAATCAATCTGGAAGACTTGTTCCCGAGTCTCCTATAGTAGGCAATGGATACACACCGCCACAACTAGAAGAAAACGAAATTATAGAAGCGTTTATTGATTTTGACTTTATTTTATTTGAAAAAGATAACCTTCCTCCTAATAATGGGTACGGAAAATATCCTTGTTGGAATTTTATAGTAAGAAAATGAAAACAGCAGTAATATTTAATGATAGTGGATCTAGTATTACTAGACGAACAATGGGCGCATACAAAATTGCAGGTATGATGCGTGATAAAGGCTGGAATGTAGAAGTAATTGACTGGATGACACGTTGGTCAAATGAACAACTAACACAGTATATTATAAAATTTGGTAAAGTTGATTTGTTTGCATTTGGTAACTTATGGATGGAAGACCAATTTGTAATAGATAAAATTAAGTTCCTTAAAAATAAATTTCCTGGAGCAAAATATCTACTAGGTGGCCCTAGACCATATCAACAAGATTTTGGTGCCGATGTGATGATATTTGGTTATGCAGAACACGCTTTGGAACCTGTACTAGATTATATGTTTAATAATGGACCAGCACCAGTTCATAAAATTCCATTATTTGCTCCTGAATCTATACTTATAGATGCTAATAAAGATTATAGAGCACTAGAAATACCAAATTATAGAGTTGATTATACTAGTAACGATTTTGTATTACCGACCGATGTACTTACATTAGAAATGACCAGAGGGTGTAGATTTAGATGTAAGTATTGCAGTTATGCTTTCTTAGGGGTAAAAGAAGATTATAGTCGGAGTGAAGAAAGTATCTATAACGAAATTATAAGCAATTATAAAAAATGGGGAACAACTAACTATATTATTGCAGATGATACATTTAATGATAGAGATAGCAAAATAGAAAGACTTGCAAATGTTGTTAAACGTTTACCATTCGAGCCTAACTTCACTGCTTTTATTAGATTAGATTTAGTTATTAGTAGGCCTCAGCAACTAGATTTGTTAATTAATGCAAGGGTATGGGGACATTTTTATGGTATAGAAACTTTGCATCCTGATGCTGCAAAAGCAATAGGCAAAGGTATGCATCCAGATAGAATTAAAAAGGGGCTGTTAGAAACTAAAGCAGCTTTTATGGACAAGTTAGGATTGTACAGAGGAACTTGCGGAATGATTGCAGGACTACCTTTTGAACCTGTAGACAGTTGGCATAAAAGTTTAGAATGGATGAATGAAAACTGGGATTGTTATTTATTTTGGGGATTGCATATAAGCACAGATCCAAATATGAATACCCACAGTGATTTTAGTATCGATGCTGCACGTTACGGATATGTTCCTACAAAAAATAAAGAAGTAATTAAATGGGCAGAAGATAAAGGATTGTTAGATATAAAATCTACAGTAACACATAAATTAGATAAGCATATTATGATATGGGAAGCAGAATGGGCAAATTTTAAACAAGCAACAGAATTTAGTGATTACTACAATAGTAATTATTTTAGCAAAATAAAAGTGCCTAATTTTGAACTTTTAAATTATTGTAGTAAAGATAATATATTAGATATTACTGCACAAGATGCATACATTGATAAAATATATAAAGCAGAAGAATTAGATATGATATCTAATTATATCGAAAAGAAAATAAATTCAGTATGAAAGTATTAGGAATTACATCATATAGATGTGGCAGCGGGTATTGTTTTGAAAGTATTAGTCAACTATTAGGAAACACATATCTTAATGAAATATTTTCACAAGCAGTTCCTCCTGAAACTTATACCTATACCAATGGAATAATTAAACTAAATTTTGAAGCACTAGAAAGTGATTATGACAGACTTTCTGTAAATTCAGATTTACAAGAATTATACAAACGAATAGATTGGTTAATAAATTCTAAAAATAATTGGGTTGCTAAAATACACATTGATCAATTATTAAAATTAGACACGGCAAGAATAAATCATTTGCTATCAAATGTAACTCCTGTATTGCTTTATAGAGAAAATACATACGAACGTATTCTTTCAATGATACTTGCTTTCGAAATGAATAAGTATCGTTTCGGTCAAGACGAAACTGTTCCTAACATTACAGTTGATTACAATTATGAAAAACACAAAGATATTATAAGCCGTATCATAGAGTCGGAACAACAGTTACTCGATATATATAATACACACTGTTGGTATAAGATATACACATACGAAAATTTAACACACGATCCTAATCAAGATTTTGCACTATTTGGAAATAAAAGCTCTATCAAAACTCCTAAGATTAGTTTTATTGATAAAGAACGCCGTGTTACTAATGCAGATAAATTAAGAGAAGATTTTAAATGGAAAAATTTAAAGATACTGAAGTAAAACTAGATTTTAACGATGTACTTATAGATCCTAGACCGAGTGAAATACCTCTTACACGTAAAAGTGTAAACATTGAAATAGATTGGCTTGATACAACTGCCTATCCTATTGTAGTGTCTAATATGATTAGTACAGGTACATATAAGATTGCTAAATTATTGACCCCAGAACGTGTGTTTACTTTTATACACAAGGAATACTCGTTAGATGAACATAGACAGTATTTAAGTGAAATGTCTGATAGAAGATATATTGCTATTACTAGCGGCGTACAGCCTTGGGATATCGAAAAGACAGACGCTGTAGTTTCAGAATTTCCTGATATCGGTATGATAAATGTAGACATTGCTAATGTATATGCTAATGTTGATGGTATGTTAAGTACAATACAGCATTATAGAAATAAGTTTCCTAATACTAAAATTTGTGCAGGTAATATTGCTAATAGAGTGTTAGCTTTGGGATTAGTACGTGCAGGAGCAGATTATATTAAAGTAGGTGTTGGTAGTGGTGCAGCCTGTAAAACAAGATCAGAAGTAGGTGTTGGTGTACCTCAAGTAAGTGCTGTAATGGATTGTTATGATGCAATAGATTACACTGGTGCAAAAATAATATCAGACGGTGGGTGTGTTACAGCAGGCGATGTATGTAAAGCAATAGCAGCAGGCGCTGAAATGGTTATGATTGCAGGTATGGTTTCTAAGTCTGAAGAATGTGATAATATTGTAGAAATAGATGGCAAGAAGTATGTTAATTTTTACGGTTTAGGTAGCGATAAGATGTATAGTGTTAATAAGCCTACAGAAGTAGAATATAGACCTAACGAAGGTAGAGACCTGTTAATACCTTGTAAAGGGTCTATTAAAAGCGTTATAAAGCAAATACAAGGCGGTTTACGCAGTGTTTGTACATATGTAGGTGCAGAACACATAAACGAGCTATATGAGCGTACACAGTTTATACGTGTAAATAATACTATTAATAAAAGTTTAGAGAAATATGAGAAATGACTGACTGGGCAGGTATTTTTAAAAGCGGAGTAACTATTAGATCTAGTGGAACAACAGGTGATCCTAAAGACATATATCGATCTCCAGATAATTTAAAAGCGTGTATAGACGTTGCTGTAAGCGCACAGAAGCTCACACAGCGCAGTAAAGTACTTACAGTAACTCGTATGACTCACGCAGGAGGATTACTTACACAGACGCTTCCTGCGTACTACATAGGTGCTGAATTTAAGATAAAACAGTTTAACGCATTTACATTCTTAAAAGATTTCGCGAATTATACACATACATTCTTAGCACCTGCACAAATGACAGCTCTAATGAATACTAAAGGATTTGCAAATTGCGATCTTACAGGCAAGCGTATACTAGGAGGCAGTGATCCTGTTACGTGGGAAATGATAGAAGCATTTGTAAGTAAAGGTGCTATTGTGCAACCTAACTGGGGTATGAGTGAAATAGGCCCAATTACTATTAATATTGAATTTGATAGTATAGATAAAGTACAATATGTAAAAGAACGTTGTCCAGATGATTATACAATTATGGGAGATACTTACTACTGTGATTGGAAAATAGTTGATCACGAGTTATACGTAAAAGGTCCTACCTGCATATATGATGATTGGTTTGCTACAGGAGATATTGTAGCATTGGATATGGGTAAACGTATGTATTATTTAGGAAGGAAAAATTAATGTACCCCTACTTTCAATACGTAGAAGGAATAAATTTTAAAATAGAAACACGAAATGCTCTTGCTGATAATATACTATCTAATGCAGAGAATTATAAAAGAAGTGCAAATTATAGAACAAACAAATACGGAAAATATGACTGGAATTGGTTTTGCCCAAGACATTTGATACCTACAGAACTTATGGATGAAGTAGGAAAACGTTTTTTAATTCCTGTTTCTTATGAAATATTAGGACAAACACCTTACACTGAAGGCAAAATTCATATAGATAGAAAAGTAGAAGGATTGCCGCCTAGGGTAACACTAATAAATTTTCCTATATATCCTTTTGATATGAACACGTATGGCCCTACTAATTTCTTTGAACTTACAGAAGGATCATATGCTGATTACGATAACGCAACTTTTACATTAAAAGCAAGTGTTGATTATAAAAAGAATCTTCCTGTAATTTTTAATTTACAAGAATATCATAATGCAGTAAACGACACAAATGATTTTAGATTTAATGCACAGTTTACGACTGGTTTAGAATTTGATGAAATACTTGAGTTGTATAATACTAATAAATTATTCGCTTAGTTTAAGTTAACCCAACTTGAACCGTCGTATCCTGTAAACTTAGCAACATCGGTAACAAAAACAACCATACCTGCTGCTGGAGCAGTGATAGCAGCATCTCTTGTGGCTGCATCTGCATACGAACCAAACTGTACATAGTTTTGAGCAACAACGCCGTGGTCTGCTTTTATTCTAAGCGATTCTGTGTAAGTTCCGATAGCGCCATTTCTATTTAAAATAGCAACATCTGTTGATATGTTTCCTGCAGAAATATCTGTTACTATACCACGAATTGTAGCACCAACTTGTGGAACTGATCCGTCAAATCCAGCATAACTAAACCCACCTAACATATCTCCAACTTGTACTGCTGTTTGAGCATCTGGAGTACCGCGTGTTTTATAAACACCTAATTCATTAGCAATATTTGTGTCACCTGTGTTTATTACATTTAGTGCAGTTTGTGCAAATCCTAAATGATCATTAGACCAAACATTTAATGAAGTAATAGCCCCAGAATTATATTTTCCAAATTGAGATACTCCGACACTAGAATCAACTGTTCCAGTAACTGTTCCAGTAATTGTTCCGCTAACACCGTCAACTAGTAGTGTTGAATCGTCAGCAAATACACTTCCTATAAGTTCGCCATCAACTACTCCACTAAACGATCCTGTATGGTTACCATTAGCATTACCAACAAGATCAGTGTTTATTGAACTAGGTAATTGTAATGTTGCGGGGGTTAAATCAAGTGTACCACTAAATCTACTTGTGCCTGTTGAAATAACGTCACCGGTTAAATCACCTATTACACCGCCTGATGCTCTAATTCTATTGTTGTCGATATCAACCATTATGCTAGAATCTTGACCAAACAAGTTAAATTTGTAATTGCCGCCTTCGACAATGCCGCCACCTCCGCCGCCAGCAAGTAAGTTATCTATATCAGTAAGTTCGTTTACATCAGATGGTATATTCAAAGGAGAAGGAGACCAAAGTGTTGTTGCACTATCCCAAGTGAGTATATCGCCATTGTTAGGAGTGTTAATTGGTTCACTAGTGTCTACGTCTAGCAAGTCGTCGATGCTAGAAGCATTTAATGTAGTAAGTCCAGTATCGACAGCAATACCACCGGCAGTGGCGCCATCGCCTACATATAATTTCTTTGTATCTGTTGTATAAAGTAGTTCACCTTCTGCAGGCAATAAGCCGTTTACACCGTCTAATTGCAGTCTTTCTGCATCAGTACCTCTTCTTAATCGCAACGCCATTTATATACTCCTGGAATATCTTATTAATAGTATTTATACAATTTTTCAATATTCCGATAATCTACTTTCTTTTTTTCATAAAGTTTTTGGTCCTAGAAGACACATCCTTAACCAATTTTGTAGTGTTAAGTCTAAAGTCTACGTGGTCGATTTCTTCGTCGTGCTGTGCTAAAAAAGTTTCTAAGCTACTTTCTATAGAATCTAGTGTTTGTTTGGATGCAACTTTTTGCTTATCCATTTCTATTTCCCATATTTTTCCATCCAGGAAATATACTCTCATACTATGTATGTATTCTATAGGAACTGCCTTGATTTCAATATCTTTAAAAACTTCCGGCCAGTGTTTTACGACTTCTGGAGGAAGTTTGTTCTTAGGCACTTTCTTCGGTCTTCGCTTTAGCTTTCTTTTTTGTAGGCACTAGCTCTTCTGCCTGTTCGCGAAGTCTTTTTGCTTCTTTGAACATAGCATCAGCTTGTGACCTATATTGAGCTGCTAGATCTGCATCAGACAAAACGCCATCATTAGATGATGCAACTCCGGCTGCAACTTGATCAGCAGTAAGTTCACTGTTGTCTTGTGCTGGTACAGTTACTCCTCCTGGACCTTTTTGTGCAAGATCTGCAACACTGACACCTCTTTGAGCTGCGATTGCTTCGTTAATCTCGCTTAATTTAATTGCAGTCTGTGTATTAGGAGTCATCTCTACTTCTGTTGTAGGTACTTTTGCCATTTTTCCTGTAGTATGGAATGCAGCTAACATATTTTTACCATCTGGTAAACGTGTACGCATCATTGCTTCGGCAAGATCCATAGACTCTTGTCCTGCTGAAGATTCAACTAGTTTCATTAGCGAATCGTGTTCATCTGCAGATAAATTTTCTGTAGTAACAACAACTGCACTATCAGGCTCACCCGGTACAACATTGTATGCAACTACAACCTTTCTTTGGTTTTTCGCCATTCGGCCTACGTGTTTTAACATTTTATGCTCCTTGTGCAGGTTGCTGTTTAGCTACTGCTTCTAAAAAAGTTTCTAATTTGTTGTATGCTTGGCCAACAGTTACCATTTCATTGGGTTTAAATGCACCACGTTGGCTTGCAACATCAATAATGCTTTTAAGTGCATTAAGGTCTTGTACAGTAAGATCTGGTCCTGACGCTTCTTGCGGTGCTGGCTGCGGTGCTGGTTGTGCATCAGTTGGCATCCCTTCTAATGCTGCTGTAGCATCAGCCTGCGAAACAGTCTTATCAGAAGTTTTTGTATCGCTCATATTTGTCTCCTTGTAATAGTATATATGCGCACTTTATTTATTTGTACTTCAAATGTGGACAAGCTAGAGTGAAATAACTCATTTCTTTTGGTTCTTCGAATCCAACTGTTAACACATTTGTAAGTTTATTTTTTGTATCTAAAGATACATTTTTTCCAACATAAAATCTATGTTTTAAATTTTTATCAACCCATTTTACAATTGACTGTTCTAGATTATAAGTCATAGGTATATTCATATACTCAAAGTGAGGCGGTGCAAATACACACTGCCTCACATCAAATACATTTAATGGATTAGGTTCTTTGTGTCTCACGCTGCCTCGTCATAGTGTGCTGTGATGCCAAAAGGTGCCTGTAATCCCTTATCACGGTTGCTGTGAATAATAAAAATTGTATCACAATAACTTTCATCTCCCCAGCTATCCCAAGCATAACCATCTGTGAACATAATGAACTTTTTAGGTTGAATATCGTTTTCTTTCATATATTCCCAATTGGCCATAAAGTCGGTGCCGCCACCTCCCATAATTTCGTAATCTAGCAAGTCACGACCGTCATCTGCACTAAAGTCATCTTCGTTGTATACTTTAGTATCAAAGCACCATAATTTAATTTTATAATCTTTGTATTCTTCCATAATGCCTTTAATCTCGCTAAGGAAGTCTCTGCCTTGTGCATCGCCAATAGAACCTGACATATCAATACTAATGCAAAGATCAATAGTTTCGTCAAAGTTCATACCAGGTAGCACTGCACCTGTATGCCAACCTTTACGATTTGGACGCATAAAAGTATAGTCACTTTTAATTGTTGATTGAATTTGCTGACGAAGTATCTGTCGCCAGTTCATTTTAGGTTCTGTAAGATCCTTTATCATTCGAGCAACACCTGCAGGAACATTACCAGCACCTGCGGCTTGTGCGCTAGACAAAACATTCTCTTTTATTTCGTCTTTGATCTTTTTAATTTCTTCTTTAGAGTACTTTGGTTTCTTCTTACTTACTCCATTACCGTTTTTATCTTGTTCTTCACCGTTGTCACTTGCGCCTTCACTATCGTCTCCATCCATATCAAGATGTTCGTCTAGCATCTCGCCCAACTGTTTTACAAATTCGTCACCGTTCTTTTTAGCTTGTTCGAACAACTCGTCATATACTTCTTCAGAAGTCCATTCTTCGTATTTGAAATCTTGGAAGCAGTCTACAATCTTAGGCTTCTCTCCAATACGATCGCGAACAAGAATATTATTTACAATGTAATCTGCGGCAATGTTATACAACAGAGGTATTCGATCACCTCTACGTCCTAAATGATCGAATACACAATGTAAAATTTCGTGTGCAATGACAAATTCGATCTCTTTGTTTGTCATTGCATTAAAGAACTGTGTGTTGTAGTAGAGGTTACGTCCGTCCACGGCAGCAGTAGGCAACCAATCATCGGCAGCCAAAATACGCAAACGTGTAGCCATATTACCAAAAAAGGGATGCCGAAGTAGCAAACCTACTCTTGCAACAATAATGCGATCATAAACCTCTACACGCATTACGTCTAATTCTTCTTCAGTAATATTTGGATCGGGTTGCCAGTTTTTGAGTTTACTCGCAGTATCTTTAGCTGACATCTGCAAAGTATTTTCTACGTGCGGTAAAAAGTCTAACATATTTCCCTCTACTTCTTTAGTTTCTATACATATAGTATAACAATATTTACGCTATTTGTCAACCAAAAAATAAAGAGTGGGCTCAAAAGAACCCACTCTTTTGACATTAATCAGCGGATTGTGCTGCCTTAATGTAGTGCCCGTAACGATCGTGGAACTCATCAAAGCACTCCACTTCGTCCGGATCAATGGGCAATTGATACTGTGTAAGAGCAAGTTTAATGCCCATCACAACTAGTTCTGTATCAAAGTTGTCCATTGCAAAGCGCAGGAAATTGTTGACTTTGTCATCAAACTTTTTATCATTTTTGTCTGATGCTTCTTTCAACTCATAGCAAAGTGATACAGTTAAGGAATACATAGCACTGATTTCTTTGTTCTGCAAATCCTTTACTTTACCTGCTAAGATATCAGTTGGATTAGGCATATCGGCAGCAACCTTGCGGTGAGCCATAAACTTGACAGCCAAACCTTCACCAACTGCACCACTAACCAAATCGGTAAGGGTGTTTTCGTCTAGATCGTCGTCAAGCAGTTCGCTCACAAACGACCAAGAACGCGGTGTTGCAAAAGAACGACTAGGTGATTTAGGATCAAAGTCATACAAGTCCTTCTTTGCAAAAGTTAAATAACCTACAACATCTTTGTGTTGATTGTTATCAACTGACCAAGCAAACCAGTCATCAAATGATACTGTAAGTTCTAAGTGGATAAAGCGGTTAGCCAACGGAGCAGGCATACGATACGTAACACCTTTGTCAGCTTCGCGGTTACCTGCCGCAACAATAATTACATTGTCTGGCAATTTGTATTGCCCTACACGACGATTAAGAATGAGCTGGTATGCTGCCGCTTGTACAGCTGGCGCTGCCGAGTTCATTTCGTCAAAGAACACAACAATATTGTCGTATTGTGCCGCAAAATCTTCATCTGGCAGTTCTGAAGGTGCGCCCCACACCATAGTGCCTGAATTGCTATCGAAATATGGAATACCTTTAATATCTGTAGGTTCCCAAAGTGATAGTCGAATATCGATCAAATGTGAATTAGGCAAGCTGTCTGTAACCTGTGCTACAATGTCTGACTTACCAATACCTGGAGGTCCCCACAAAAAGATAGGACGCTTTTTTGACATAGCGTGTTTGATGCTTGCTTTAGCCCCATTTGGACTAACTGTACGAGTTGCTGTATCCATAGTGTATTCCCTTGTGTTATCAGTGCTAATTTCTAACTATGTATATATAATAGCATCACTACAGAAAATGTCAACCATTATTTCAAAAAAGAAATACTGTAATATCAATAGGTTAGGATTTTTCTTGTCTTTTCATTGCTTTTACAAGCCCGTATTTACGTAAATCTCCTGAAAAAAGGCTAAGTTCGACTGCCTTTTTTTCGTTCGTTACAGTAATACTTCTCGTGCTAAGATAATAAGGACAATCAATGAATTGATCTAAAAAGATTATAACTTGTGTAGTAAGGGGCATATCCTTAGGATAGGGTATATCATATGTTGCTAGATCTATTTGTTTAAGTAGTTCATACCCTGTATCTGTAAGTCTGAGGCCGCCTTTGTCTTTATTCCGTAAATTCGACCACCACAACGGCATATATTCTTTAACTGTTGCTTCGTTTACACTTTTACCTAGTTCTTTAAGAAAGAGCTTAGTGTATGTCTCTTTCCAGTTCATTCTTCAACTTCTTCACCACTAGTAAGTTTATAAACACTAAAGTCGCTACACTTAAATAATTCATTAAGTTTTTTTGCAAGATTAAATGCGTGTCCTGGATTTGAGAAACTTGTTTTTTTATATTTAGGTCCAGGATAATTTGTAAGAGCATTTGAACTCTTTAAATTGAATGGTTTATTCTTATAGAAAACAGCCCAGATAGCCTCTGCCTCTAAAACTTGTTCGCTTTTATATGTTTTATTGTTTATATTTTCTAATAAAACATTTGGTTTTGGCCTACTCATATGCGTATCCTTCTATATTATATACGCATATATTTATCTCTTTTTTAGTTATCTACGTAGTTAAAAACCAGAACCTGCATCAAGATTTACTTCTATTACTTCGGTATTAGCATTAGCAGAGTCTTTTACAAGTTTTTCTAAATCACCGTGTAATCTGCTTTCTACAATACCAATTGTAAATGCTAAATTTTTTGCTTGTTCGATTGATAATTTAACTTCTCTAGCTCTACTATTTTCTGCACTTTTTACCTGTTGAATAAACTGCTGAAATGGTATTGTATTAATTGGTTCTATTGACACGGCTTAACTCCTGACGCATTTCTAATTCAGTTGTAAACGGTCCTTTTGTTTCGTATCGTTCACACGTAATAAGTTTAGGGCAAAAACTTTTCACCCATCCTTTGTCAAAGCGAATAATATAATAACCAGCACAATAACTGCTTTTAGATTTTTCGCTTTTTGTAAACAAAGGTAGTTTGCGCTTTACATCAAACATTGTGTTGAATGGTAAAACACTAGTAGGAAATCCGTGTACATCGTATGTTTGTTGTGTTTCCTGTTCTTCTATATCTGTCCAAACAATATCGACACCAAATTTCTTTTTCATTTGTCTTTTATTGTCAAAGAAACAAGTTTCAACAGAATTACTAAACATAAATCGATCATCGTTCCAAGATAGTGTACCAACCTTTTCGTTATCTTCTTCAACAATCCAAAATTTATCTTTTAAAACAGGCTTTGCTTTTAATGTCATACAGGATACCTCGCTTGTAATGGTTCGGAATATTGTGCTGCATTGTCTGCAATACGTTGCATATCCCATTTTGCACAGAATTTCATAAGGCGCATACCGACCTGTGATATGTTCTTAGGTTCTACTTCTGCAATAGTATTATTAATTATTTCTCTAATTTCTGCAGGTTGTGCTGTCAAATCACAAAGTGTTACATTGCGGTTGTAGTCGTCCAAAACACGGTGCTCAACACCATTATGATCAACCCAACGCTGTAACATAAGATTATTCCAGTTATAACCTTTCGTAGATTTATCTTCAAATGCTTCAATCAGTCCTACCTTATTCTTTGTGCCTTTCTTACGTACACCTGGATATGCACTAAACACATTGTCGCTAGTATCGCCACGCATACATTTTTCAAACAACATAAATGCAGGATCAGGCGCAGGCTTAACCTTACCAGTTTTCTTGTCTACAACAGGGTTACCTTTGTCATCAAAGTAACCTTCGTGTGTTATAGTGACGTTTTGTATACCATTATATTGTTTTACATTAGATGCAATTAACTGTGCAAAGTCACCGTCTGTACTAATAATAACGTGATCGTCATTAGGATGTGCTTGTACCCAACCTGCAATCAAATCATCTGCTTCTAGTTGCGGATGTCGCATCATTGTACAGTTAGTCTTTGTACCAATAAAGTCTTTGAACTCATCAAAGATTTCCCAAAACACAGTATCTTCTTCTGCTTGTGCAGGAGTTAGTGCATCACGTGCTTCTTGCCTGTTGCGCTTGTAAGGCTCATAAAAATCCTTACGCCAACTGCGACCTTCTAAGCAGAATACAATATGATCTGCGTTAAAGTCGTTCCAAGCTTTTTTAATACTGTTAAGGGTAATGTGCATTGCCATACCTACTTTCGTATCGATATCGCCACGAACAACGTGACGAGCTCTAAAGAAAGTATTAGCAGTGTCTACTAGTACATAAGTTGCCATTTGTTATTGCCTATCTTATTAGTTACAGTATACATTATTACATAATTTATGTAACTTGTCAACCATTAAGATACTTCACTTTTTCCTTTGTCGATAGGTACAACATTGATATATCCTGCACCTCTATCTGTACTATGGCCTTCAGCTTCTAACATATTGTAAACAATATCACGGAACCAACGATCCACAATTTCTTCTTCAGGATCGTTCTCTACACCGTAACCTGCTTCAACTAGTTGTGCAATAAAGTATTTGTTCCAATCAAGTTCAAAAAAACCGTTGCGAACATTGTCTTCGTTTACTTTTACATCAAGTACATTTACCCAAGGCTCTTTGCGTCTTGTAGCATATTCCTTAGGATCTTTCTTTTTAAGAAGAGCCATTTCCTGCTCTTCTAGTTCTTTTTCTTTTTTTGTGATGCCTGTTATGTCTTTGATAAATTTTTTCATAACTGCCTCCTTAATTTTTCATATTGTTCTTCAGTATGTACGCCTTTACTATATTTGGCAACCTTATCAAGTCCCCCAGGCATTTCCGAATAAGCTGATGTGGAGTCTTGGAGTGAATCGCCATCCTCGTTCCATACACGCTTCTGCGACTTCTTTGACGTTGAGATTGTATTCTTCGCTACGTCCGCCCAGCGGCATAAGATATACTGGACATTGTACCCCGGCACTTTTGTAAGCGTCCACAGCCCTGCCAACTTCATCAAAATCATCTTGACTAGCGACAACAAACTTGAGATAAATGTCACTGTGGTCAATATCGCTATACTGACGAGCGACATCAGGCAATATAGCAGTATCCCAAGGTTCTCCGCTAACACTAAGTTTTGGGGAACAAGACCACGTGACCTTAAATCTTGCACTATATTTGAGATAGTTGACAAAGTCTTCGTGTAACTTTTGTGTAGTGTTTGTTTCAAATGTAACATTTTTTAAGTCTCGCATACGTGGATGTTCAAAAAGATCGATATAGAGCTTTTGCCACGCTAACAAAGGCTCTCCACCTGTCATAATCAAATGGATGTCTTGACCATTGTCCATTGTCCACTTACCTTCCGGAGTAAGTGAAAGCAAATGTTCGACTACTTCGTCTACATCTGCAAGTTTGTTAAAGTGCTTAAATTCTGGATAGATACTTGCATACGTATCACACCCTGTGTGAATAATAGGCAAGTCTTCAAACTTTTCTGTTGTCTTATGTACATCATTTGCAATTAGTTCTGCAACCTCTGCATTGTAACGATTGCCTTCGGCGTGTTGTTCCCAACGATCTTTTTTAATGTCTGTACCAAAGTTCATACAACGGAAGTTACAACCAAATGTACGCAAGAACACACTAGGCACTCCTACAAACTTACCTTCGCCTTGTACACTATAAAATGCTTCTGAATATCTTAGTTTCATAGTGGTAACCTTTCTGTATAAAGTTCGATTCCTAAGCTGATCATACCCATTATAAACACTGCTATAATAAACACTTGTGCTATGCGCACTGCAATATAATCACCCATTAGCAGCTGAACTCCTGCTGTAGTTTAATATTGTCAAAGAACTCTTTCTTTGTACCAGGGTCGCTATAAAAAGAACCTTTTAATACAGTAGTTTGTGTAAGACTACTATGTGCCATAATGCCACGATTTTCACAGCAACCGTGTGTTGCTTGAATATACACACCTAAATGTTCTGCACCTGTTGCCTTTGCAATCTCACGTGCAATATCATTTGCAAGTTCTTCTTGTAATGTGCCACGTCTTGCACACCACTGTGCTATACGTGTGTATTTAGATAAGCCAATTAATTTGTCTGCGGCAATAATACCAATGTATGCAACACCTGCTACTGGCTGGTGATGATGTGAACACATACTTTTAAGTTCAGAACGCACTACAAGCATACCTTCGTAACGTTCATCTGAGTCGTTTGGAAATGCTGTTGCATCTGGTGCAGGATCGTAACGTCCTGCCATAATTTCATTAAAGTACATTTTAGCAAGACGTTTTGCTGTGCCTTTAGAGTTAGGATCGTTATGACGATCAATTAAAAGTGTGTCTAACACATTTTCAAATGCTTCGGTAGCTTCTTCAATTAGTTTTTCTTTATCGCCTTTTTGCATAACATACGAAATGTTATCTCCAGCCCAGTGTCGAATACCTTCTGTTTGAAGACGATGTAGTAGTGCTTTATGTAATGCCATTTATTTTATCTCCGAGTTATAGACGAGGATGTCTATTATTTTAATTATACACTTATTTAGGTTTTTGTCAACCATTAAAAATATTTCTTGAGCATAGCGATTTGGTCATCGTATTCTGCTACAATGTTTAATTCTTTTTCAACCGCTTCAAGTATATCTGGATGCTCTCCTACGCCAGCTGCATTGTGAAAGTAAACTTCTACATTTGCTTTGTGTTTTGCAATGTGTCCTTCTGCGTGTTTTATCATTGCTTCTATCATTAATGTTCTATCATAAGCCATTATCTTCTCCTTTTCTATAATTGCCTTTTTCTGGTATAACGTGTCTTACTCCGCCCCGTGGATCTTCCATATCGCCTTTGCGTCTTGGTATAAGATGAACGTGCGGATAATTTATTGTTTGTCCTGCTTCATTGCCAACATTCTGACCTATATTATAAGCATCGCAGTAACCTTTTTGTACCCAATCGTATCCCCAGGCATATGCTGCTTTATAGCATTTTTCTAAATATTCCCAAGTTTGATGTTTCGGCACAAAAAGAACGTGGCCTTCTGTTACAGGAAAGCCATCTCTAAATACAGTAAAATCTCTAGTATCAATTAGAACATCTGTCCAAGGCACTTCATTAAACTGCATAAAATTCTTCCTCAATATATCTTTGAAGTTCGTGATCGCCTACGTTATCAGGAACTTCGTTTTTATAAAATAATCTATAACTATCGCTACCATACTTTCCAATACCGTATAAGTCTGTAGCATCCTCACCATCCCATTCGAGATAATCTAAACTCATTTGACGCAGTCTTTTTTCTCTTACATTGACCATTCCTAATGGTTGAATAATAGTCTTAATTGTATCAGGCAGTGTGTTTACATAATGTACAGGTGTAGGACAAATACCAAACAGTTTAGGTAATACTGCTTTTACCTGCTTACGATTTGTTTGGTTAAGACAAATGACACCTACCATATGCTGCCATACAGTTTCAACCTGCTGTTGTACCATCAAATCGTCTCTCATTTCCCTACATTTTCCCAAGGATAAACTAACCAAACGTCTTCTTCTGCTTTATTAACTTCGTGAGTACTGTAGTCTACTTTGCCATTAAACTCGCTTGACAAGTTATCTGTAATAGTAGCAAAACGAACATTGCTGTGCCATACAGTATTCCATCCATCTGTTGCGTGAGGCAAACAGCTTGCCTGCCAATCTTGTTTGATCCAGTTGAATGTAGCACCAGTGTCGTTAATATCGTCTACAATAAGAATCTTTTTGCGTCTTGCAATATCCCAACGGCTTTTATAAATTTCTTGGTCATCTAGTGGAACATACCCAAAAGCATCCTCGCTCATCCAACAGTTAGATTCGCTAGACTCACCGTTGTAGTTATCACGTAAACTAACCTTTATTGCTTCGCCACGTACACCTAACATATTACTAAGGATAGTAGCAGGAACATTACCGCCGCGTGTAATACCTACAATGTAGTCAGGCATCCAGTTATCTTTAAACATTTGTAGAGCAATGTTTACGCAAGCGTCTTCTATATCATTCCAACTATAATAATGTTTTTTAATCATTCTTTTGCACCTCTTGCCAAATATTCTTTATTTCCTATCCACTTGTATCCTGTTGTTGCAAAACTATCACCGCGTATGAACGGAACAAATCCCCATTCTTTTTGTTTGCGACCCATAAAGAAAAGACTCCAACAAGGAATTTCATTTCCGTCTGCATCTTTTGCAAGTTCTAACCAGTGTAAATCGTCAGCATCTCGTCTACGGAAATGACCAGGTCCACGCCAGTGCTTTGTTGCTCCGCATACATTCCCTTCTTTGGAAAAAATAGGAACGTGTTCCCAATAACCACCTTTTAAAATAAGAGTTGCATATCCCCAGGGATGATCGTGTAGTGTAGGTTCATCACTAACTAAAACTTTGTGTATTGTTATGTTAAATGGAAAGTTTTTTCTTTCTTTCAAAAAAATATAATAACGAATGAGGTAAGGGATTTTACCTTCTCTGTCAGTTATTACTCTACGTCTACCAATTTTATCTAATAGTTTAGAAAGGAAGTTCATCATCTTCTTCATAATTTCCTTTGTAATCTTGTTCAACCATTTTGTAAATTGTTTTGAAATTTTCATATGCTTTGGATAGTGCAGGATATTTTTCACACATATTTTTTATACGACCCGGATCTGGCATATGATCCTCAAACATAACACCGTCAAATGTAATACCGTCTATTGAAACTAAATCATCAATACTACTGCTTAAAGTATATGCGCTATCTGCCATAGAATAAGTTGGCTGTGATAAAGTAATGTCCCCAATATCTACAGTATCAACTGTGTAATCGCCTATATTGATTGTTATAGTTTCGTCACTTGTACACACAAGAGGTTCTGTACTACTTATTGTAAATGTATCATTATCTTTTGATTGCGTCATACAGTGCTACTCCACTAAAAAATTCTTTGTTAAGTTTTGTTACTTGCTTGTTAATGCTTACTAAATAATCTTCATAGTTTTCTATATAATCAATTATTTTTTTGATTACTTCGCCTTTACATTGATTGTAACAAAAATAATCTTCAGTCCAAGAACTAGGATATTTGAATTCGGCTAATGCCATTTCTGTATAGCTTAGTCTATCGGGCACCATAGGAATAGCATCTACAAGTGCGCCTTCGTACCAGCTAATACCTAGTGTTTCTTGCAGATTAGCACTAAACACTAGTTTCGCTTCGCCCAACAAATTATGGTATTCGTTTTTTGTTAAAGACTGTTCTTGACATACTACAAACTCATATTGGGGAAGTTGTTGTTTTAGGTCTCTAAATATATCAACCTGTTTTTCCGGAGCAATACGGTGTGGAAATAAAATTAAATCACGCTTTTCCATACCTTTGTAACTGTCTAAACTAGTACGCAAGTACTCCATAGGCCAGCCAACACGATGTGTTTTACTGTCATCAATATCTAAACTTTCTGCAAACAAATCTATATGGAAATCTGTAGCATAAAAATTATCATCATAACATTCATACATTGATTGTTCTGCGTGACGCACCCAAGGTTTGTCGCCTATTAGTCTTCCGAGGAAGTCTTGCGGATCGTATGATCCGGCGTGCCATAAGCCTCCAATACGTACATCCACGCCGAGTAATTCCGCCATATAGCGCAGTTGTATGACAGTAGGGTTCCAAGCATCTGTGTATAAAAAGTAGTCACCGGATTTAACTTTTCCATTACAAAACATTTCTCCTATTTGTTCGAGTTGTTTGCTTTTGTACACATTTGTACCACCAAAGTTAAGAAAAGCCCCAGGCGTAGTTGCCTGAGGCGTTTCCCCACCGCTAATGACTTCTACATTTTCATTCGTAGCCCGTTGCAGCTGACGTGGAAGATATTCTTTCCATTGCTTAGTATAGCGTGTGTCTACTGCTTCAATGTCTACGATGAATATAGTCATTAGTTTCTCCGTTCATTAACTTTACGACTAGCATTTCGTGCTTTTGCACGAATCCAGCCTTGGTATTTTTGATAAGCAATCCAGTTAGGATCGTCTTTTTTATACAAAGCCTTTTCGTCAAAGACCTTGCCTTCAAACCGACAATAATCTCGATACGCATCCAAATCGTTAAACACTTTCTGGTACGCTCCACGATTAAATTCGATAGTCATTTTAATATTCCTCTTTTTATGACTTGGGGTAAAAAATAGAACAGCCGTTTTCGTTATCTTCAGCAACACTAATCTCTACAAACCGGCCTGGATATTTGTTAGAGATCTCTTTATACAAGTCATCTGCAATCATTTCACAGCTCTTGTGGTTAAGCTCTAGTACGCCTTCGACGTCATAGAGTCTTTGCATCCAGCGTTTAAACTGAATGAATTCAATATCGCGATCGTTATGAAAAACTTCAATACGAACACGAAAATAAAAAATATGACGATGCGGAATACCTAAGAAACTTACGTCATCCCAATCACCTGTTGCAAGTGCAGGATCTTTATCAGCACCTGGGTACATATGTACACCTTCTTTTGTAAAGGTTACCCAAATACTACGTTCTGCATTTGCCATAGCATTTTCTTTTGCCATTTTATTATCTTCTTCTTTCATTCTACGCTTCATATAAGTGTAATAGCGTTCTTGTTCCATTGTCTTTATAGTATACTTTCTTTATAAAGGTTTGTCAAGAGCATATTCGCTCCAATCTGTGAATTTTTTATCATCCATTAAATTGTGTAGTCTATGACACCAAACACCTGGATTAGTTGCATTGAAATCTTTATCATCAATTTTAATCATAGTGTTATAATTATACTGCTTGATGTAAGGAAGCGGAATACGGATTTGCGGAATAAACAAATCTGTTTCAATCATTCTAGTTTCTAACAATGCTTCTGAGTGATTTAGTGGAACATCAAGTGTACAAGGAATGCCTTTATCAAGGAAGTACATTATCGTATCTTCCCATTTATCCCAAGCATCCGCATCATCTGGAAAATTCACGCCTGGATTAAAACTGTGATTAGCACCAAAGAAAATATGTTCACACTCTTCTTGTGCAAAGTGTTCAAATATTTCCATTATACTTTGTACACCTGTAACAAACAGAGTTTTCTTACCGTATGCAGGTGTACGTTCTACTTCTATGCCTGTGAAGAACACAACATTATCGTGTTCTCCTGTTTCATAATCTCTTTTCATTCTAAGCCTTTTTGTATCAAGTAAGCGTTAATACGATGCATTTCGTCTTTTAAATAGAGTTTCATAGTTTTCATTCTACGAACTTCATCTGTTATTGTTTGATTATTAAACCTAGTAATAAGCTCATCGTCTAATTCTCTGTGTTTTCTTTCTAATTCTTCATAGTGCGCACGAAGTTTATCAACTTCTTCAGAGTAATTGCTCATCCTCTAATTCCTCTAGTTTACCTTCGTCAAGTTCTTCTTCAAAGTCTTCTTCTTGTACGTCTTCTACCTCAAACAAGTTATCAAAGAATGTACTTGCATTCACAGTCTTTTTACCTATTGCTCCTCTTGTACCTGGAATAGCCATCCAAAAACGACTGTGTTCATCTACAAGAGCAAGAGCTTTTTCTTTATCGTCTGTTGCAAATATTTCTTCTACAACGTCTCTAAAAAATACTCTATCAAAGCGTTCTTGTACAAGCATCCTTGGAACACATCCTGCATCGTACTGTCTATTAGCTTCTTGTACTGCATTAACGTGACTCCATACATTGTGACCCATTTGAATAGCATAGCTAAATGAGTCCCAAGACGTTTTGCCTTCTTTGCCTATTTTATTTAGGTCTCCTGGAGCATAGTGACAAACGTCCGATACTTTAAGTTCAGCAGTGATCGGTGAGTCTTCAAAGTTTTTAAATATCCCATCTGATATAACAGCGTCTCTAAACAAGCGGTTGTCTGTAGCATATTTCTTATCGTCAATGGACGGCACCATACGATACGTCCATTTGCTTCTGTCTTCAGTTTCGTTCTGAATGTATATCTGTCCATTCGCGGTTGCAAGAAAAGGACTAGCACAATCAAAAGTAATAGTATAGTTTTCATTATGATGTTTCCGTACTGCTCGTTGGATGTCTGTAAGTAATGTAGCCCATTCTAGTTTAGAGGTACCTAAGAAGTGCATAAAGTCTTGCACACCTTTTTCTAATAATCCGTCATACCGCAGTGAAATTAATCTTTTAAGTACAAGATGCACATCACACATATTCTGACCCCCCATTGACCATCCATTAAAATGTTCATTTGGGTATTGTTTAGGATCTGAATACTTCTTCATACGCTGATACCAGTCTTCTGCGTCAGCGTGATTTTCACCTTGTAGTACGTTTAGAAACTTACAGTTACCGTTACGGTTGCGAATAAACCAATCGTTGTTGATGTAAGTACCTTGTACTGCTTCGATGTAACTTGTAATACCTGTTGCTTTCTGTCCTGCAGGAGAACGTGCTACCCAAGCAGGAATATCAAGGATCATACCATAGTCCATATAAGCATCCATCCACGTAAGAACTTGTTCACGTTTCTTTTGTGCTTTTGGACAGTTAGGATCTTTCCAGTCTCCTTCCCAAACGCCTTTACCAATTTGGAAGCCGCCTGAGTCGCCCAGTATCCAACTGTTTTGTCTATCTCTGTTTCGCACCATATCTTCTTTAGGTGAGTGTTTGTTTACATCAAGTTCTGCGTGTCCTGCAGAGTAAAGTGTCCAGTGATAGTTAAACAGGCCTTGTTGTTTGTTTAAATAATTTAAACTTTCTACACCGTGCGTAAAATTACTTGGAATACGAGACTTATCTACATATTCGTCAAAACGTTGTTTGCCCACGTAAGTAGCATAAAAGCCACTCAACGCAGGCAGAAAAACAGCATAATCATTTTGTGTTGCAGTTAAGTCTTTATTCATTACTTACTCTGAGCTGGAAGAATATAATCGTATTTTGCCATCCCGCTATCTACTGTAATCATCATAGCGCCTTGATCTGAGATACTCATAGTTAAATCGCCGTCCAAACTTAGAATACTTTGTACTTGTGCAACTGGCCAACTCCAAGTGTGTTGTAGAGTGCCATCAACACTGTGCTGAAAAACAAACTCGCCTGCGTGTGTGCTTGCATCACCAAAACTAAACACTAAGTTACCGTCTTTGGTTGTGACATTAAACGTAGGCTCTTCCGAATGTGCTGCACTCATAAGCTTCATACGTGCAATACTTGCAACACTTGGATTCAATGTAACATTCCATTGAGCACCTTTAAACTTAACAGTTTTTAGTTTTTCTTCAATGATTGCTTTGTTCATAAAGCGATAATCATTCTGAAAGTCACCAGCTGCATTTTCGAAGTGAATATGTGTTGGAACAGTTTCACCATTGCGTTCTGCTTGTACAACATCAATTTTTGCATTGTCTTTGTACTCTGGATTTTTTAAATGCAGTGCAAGTTTATCTAGATTAGGCATACCAAATGTGCCTACAAATTCATTCACAGGTGAATGAGTTTCTGCACTTAAAATAACTGAACGATCCTCAGCCATAGAATCGATTGCAGTGTTATCGTCATTGCTTACCTTAACTAAACTTAAAAAGCCTAGTGCGTGTGTATGTGCAACAACGTCTTGTAAAATGTCTTTCATACTGTTTCTCCATTGAATAAGTTAATTATATTGCCATTATCTTGATTTGTCAAGAATTTTTCTACTGTATATTTAGGTTTCCAACCTAATGCTTTCATTTTTTGTGTGTTTGCACAAGTAAACTCTCGCTCCCCTGGGGTATTTAGACGTACTGGTAAGTTAGGAGCAAGGTCTTGGATCTTGACTGGATTACCAGTACCTATATCAATAACGCCATTTACGTGTGGTGCGCTAATCAATATTTCTATTGCATCTAATACATCTTCTAAATGAACAAAATCTCTACGATGTTTTGTTACATATTCTAAAGTACCATTGCGTAATTTGTTGAAAAACATATTTTCTCTGGGGCAATTATCCGAATATACAGTGTGTAATCGTAAACCTAGCATATTGCCTGCATTATATCTTTCTGCAAGTTCTTCAATAATATATTTAGATGCAGCGTATGGATTTAGGTCAGGTTCATATGCACTACTCGAACTTGCATATATTATTCGTGTATGTTGGTATCTTTCAAATAGTCTCCTACTTACTTCTACGTTATTCATCCAATAACCTTCGGGATCTTGTAGGCTTTCTCTAACACCGCTTTTGCCTGCTAAGTGTATAATCAAATCAAATTCTTCATTGAACTTACAGGTTTGTAAATCTTGAGTATTATTATACTTGTCTCTGTCCCAGCCATCTTTTAAATCAATGCCCACAACACTATTGTTTCGTTGTAACCGATTTAATAAATTGCTACCAATATACCCCCTATGTCCTGTTAATAATATTTTCATTTTGCAATCTCCATTTGTATCAGATACTTTAACACTTCCCAAGTTCGTTGCCAACCACCTACAGGCCAACAGCCGTTTTTGTTGCGTTCTTTAATCTTTTGTGCCAAGGGATAATCATTGCCGTCTGGATCCATTCTGTCTCCAAAAAAGTATAAATTATCTGTGTCAAAGTCTTTTATAATTTGCCCTTTATCATAACCTTTTGGTGCAATATCAATTCCAGTTTCTCCTCCTGCCTTTGCTTCCAGTTCAGGAAACAGGACATTAAAACTATTTGCTATTTTTAGTCTTTCGTTATTTTGTGTATCCCACTTTACATATTCTTTTCTTTGAGATTTATCGGCACCTCTACCTACAACACTGAAATTTACCATTCCGGTTCTATGTTCAAAATGTTGTCCTGTACGCAATGGAAATTCGCTTTCGGTAAGACATTGCGATAAAAATTGATGTGGTAATTCTGGCAGCACCCATTCATTGCGTTCGATGTTGATACCGTCTTTCCAAACTTCATTACCTGAACAGTTGTATATCTTTTGAACTGTCATACAAACTTCTATACCAACTTGTTCTAGTGTTTTAGGATAGTCACTACCTGTAACTAAATAGACTTCATTATTTTCAGCAAATTCTGTAAACCAGTGCCGAAATACAAAGTCCATTTCACCTCTGCTAGGAGTAAGTGTTCCGTCAACATCAAAAATAAATTTATTCATTTGGTTCTTCGCAGTACGCTATTTCTTCTTGTGTAAATTCCATAGATACTTTACGCCAAGCATCTTGGCATTCCCACCAATGTTCAAACTCTGCGTAACGAGTGTATTTAGGTTCTGCACTACCAATAACTGTGCTAACTATCCAAAGTGTCCACATTGTCTTCCTCTCTTACTAAAAAGTGTACTTTAATTATACCCTTTTTTTCTTTTTTGATGTAAAATTCTAATCCATTTTCAACAAATATTTTTCTAAGTTCTTTTATAGTAGGATCTTTAGACATCGTTTATCTTTCTGCTAATGGCATTGTGTTAACCGTGTCGTGATAATCACCACTTTTGTAATAATCACGAACTACTGTTTCTCTCACCATAACACCGTTTTTAAAACGATAGGTTACAATCTCACGACGCACAACACCTACTGTGTCTGCATCAAATGCGTTTTTAAAAGGTCCATCGGTCATTTGTTTTCTCTCTCTGCTACTCGTTTGCGCAAGTCTGATGATGAGAAGCGGTGATCACGTTTGTTAAAGTGTAGCTGGATACCCCGCTTCTTGCAAATATCCTTGCCAGTAAAATCCTTTTCTCTATACTCTTCACCTAATATTCTAACATCAATATGATACATTGTCAAGATATCTTCTAGGTCTTTTTCAGATGTATATGGAATTATTTCATCTACGTATGCAACTGCTTTGAGTTGTGTGTAACGTTCGACTACAGTTTGTATAGGAGAATTCTTTTCAGGCCTGTCTACGTTAGGATCTACTTGTAATCCGCATATTAAGTAATCACATTGTTCTTTTGCTTCACGCAACATTTGTACGTGTCCTGCGTGTAACAAGTCAAATGTTGAACAAGTAAATCCTACCTTCATCCTAGTTGCTCCCTTAGTTCTTCAAGAAGTTCTAATAACTTTTGCATTAGTTCTTCGTCTTGTGTTTTTTCTGTATCAAATTCTACTTCTACTTTTATTTTCATTGTGTTAGTCCTTGAACCAAATTCATAGCAACTGCTGTGCCGCTAATACTTGATCCTATCATAATTGCTCTATC